TTCACCGCCGTTTGAGGAGAAGGCGCCGGGGACATTCTCCCACACGATGTATCTTGGGTATTTACCATTTGTGGCACTCCTCATTTCTTTAATAATGCGGATGGCTTGGTAGAACAGCACGGATTGCCGTCCTTCAAGACCGGCTCGTTTTCCGGCTACCGACATATCGGTGCAAGGAGAGCCGAAGGTGATAATATCCACGGGTTCAATCTTCCCGCCATCCATAGTGGAGATATCACCGTAGTGTTTCATAAAGGGCAGCCGCTTGGTGGTTACCCTAATAGGAAACGGCTCGATTTCCGATGCCCACACAGGGGTGATACCGGAAAGCAAGCCGCCTAAAGGAAAACCGCCCGAGCCATCAAACAAGCTACCGAGCGTTAGTTTATTCATTTGTACCTCCAACTTCGTCAAAGCTGTAAGTTAAGCCATCACGCTGAACCTTTACATCCTTGGAAGAGCCGACCTGCTCAATGTAACGCTTTACGATTACATCGCAGAACTTCTCATCCAACTCAATGGTGTGGCAAATTCGTTCTGTCTGTTCACAAGCAATCAAGGTACTGCCGGATCCACCAAAGGGGTCAAGCACAACCGTGTTGCTCATAGAAGAGTTCATAATGGGATATGCCAACAGAGGAATCGGCTTCATCGTAGGATGGTCGCCGTTCTTCTTGGGTTTATCGAACTCCCAAATGGTGGATTCCTTACGACCCGTGTACCACTGGTGTTTACCTTTCTTCTTCCAACCGAAGAGAACAGGTTCGTGCTGCCACTGATATGGAGAACGGCCAAGGACCAGGGATTGCTTTTTCCAAATGCAAGTGCCGGATAAATAAAAACCCGCATCGGCAAAAGCCTTGCGGAAGTTAAGTCCCTCGGTATCTGCGTGGAATACGTAGATAGAGGCATCGGTAGCCATTGCACTTTCGGTGTTCTGAAATGCCGCCAGGAGCAAATCGTAAAATGCGGTGTTCTCCATATTATCGTTTTTGATTTTACCGGCAGAACCTTCGTAGTTAACGTTATAGGGCGGGTCGGTAATAACAAGGTTTGCTTTGACTCCGTTCATCAGAAGGTCAAAGGTTTCTTCCTTGGTGCTGTCTCCACACACGAGACGGTGTCTGCCGAGCATCCAAAGATCGCCCGCCTTGGAGAAGGTAGGCTTTTGCAGTTCTGCCTCAACGTCAAAGTCATCTTCTTTGACACCTTCCTGGAGTGTTGCCTTGAAGAGGTCATCGATTTCACGAGGGTCAAAACCCGTAAGGGTTACGTCAAAGTCTTCGCCCTGCAAGTCGGAAATAAGCAGTGCCAATTTATCCTTATCCCAATCACCGCTGATTTTATTAAGGGCAATGTTGAGTGCCTTTTCTTCAGCCTCATCCATCTCGACCACAACGCACTTGGTTTCAGTGTGTCCCATATCAATGAGCACCTTCAAACGCTGGTGACCACCAACGACACGACCGGTGGTCTTGTTCCAAATAACCGGCTGGACGATGCCGAACTGCTCAATGGAGCGTTTCAGTTTTTCGTATTCCTCGTCACCAGGTTTCAAGTCCTTACGGGGGTTATAGTCTGCAGGAATAAGGTCGGTCAGTTTCTTATTTTCAATAAGCATTAAACCAACCCCCATTCCGCAAACTTTTCAAAGCCGCCTACGGAGGTGATAAACTTTCGAGCCGTTTCGACAATCTTCTCATAAGGAATGCCACCAACGGTCTCATCACCGATAGCACAGCAGAGTTCGACAGTCTTGCCGGTTTTCTGTGCTTCAAGCCAGGCGTAAATGTTTACGCTGACATCTGCTTTAGAGAGGTCTTTGCCGTGAAGGCCACCACCAGTAACGGAGTCAGCCATATCACTGCCGAGCTTTCTGTTTGTAGCACCGGTATCAACATCTGTGCCACCAGTCCAATCACCAAGAGGATTAATCTGCGCCTTGGGATAGAGCTGTTTGAGTTCGTTTGTATCAACGTTGCTCTGACAGATGACAAGGTTGTCTTCAGCCAAGATGTACTTTCCATCGTAAGGATGCACAGCATAGATATCTCTTGCGATGCAGGAGAGGGTCATCTGTTCCTTTGTCATAGGCACACCCTTGAAGATGCCGTTATCACCGCAGCGAATGCTGTCAGCCTGGTTACGGGCAAGGTGTGTATCCTGGGGAACGACAACGATGTTACACATAAGATTGCCACCGATGCGGTGGATAGCTTTTGCAACATCCACTTTATCGATGGCAGCAGTTGTTTCAATGATTGCGTGGCAGGTGCCGTGGCCGATAAGAACCTCGACAGCTACCTTCGGGTTTTCTTCGACAGCGTAAGCCAGGTCAACAATGGCACCGGCAATTCTGTCAGCCACCTTATCCGGGTGAGCGGGATTTACTTTTTCAAACATATCAGTTTCCTTTCCGAGCGGAGAGCAACCGCTCCATGAGATCGTCCTGCGGAGAGTTGCCGCCATACTCCACAGCACAGTTTTCTTTTACGATTTGGTAGATTTGATACCAAACCTGGTTGACCTGTTTCATATAGGTCTGGCTCATCGCAACATAGGGCGATGCGATGGCGTTTCCTGTGGTCGGATGTTTTGCAAGGAAACCATACTCGGAGATGCATTCCTCACACTGAATCCAACGGCTGACACTCATTGCGTACTGCTCGATAAGCTGGTTGTTTACTAACCGTTCGCAGCCACGAGCTTTAAGCCACGCATAGGTGTCACGGTAGACCTCTTCAGCACAAAGGTCTTTACCACTTTTCTGTTTTGCCTTCAAATACTCCTTAATCGGTGGAACTTCTACACCTTCTATCTCTGTAGGTGTAGGTAAAACCATCGCACAATCAAGTCTTCCATCGGCAATTTTGTCTGCAAGTGCCTTTGGTTTTCGACCTGATCCAACCCTGGAACCGCCTCGTGCAGTTCCGTCTTTAGCCATAAAATCACCTCCTGGGGTTAATACCCCGTTTGATTTCCGTTTTTTTAACACGATACCCCACGCCCGTTGCACGAGATAAAAGCTGTAGAGATTTTGATACCCCCACCGGGTTAGTGGTCGTGCCAACGGTCGCCGCGGTCTGCGTGAATTTTTGCGTGACAAGATTTGCAGAGAGCAATCAAATTGTCTCGGCTGTGTGTTCCACCTTCAGATAATGTTTTTTTATGATGAACCTCTGCGGTAGGAACGAGTAGTCCGTTTGCCTCGCACTGTTCACACAGCGGGTGCTGTTCCACATAGCTGTCACGGATGCGTTTCCACGCACGACCATAACGCTTGCGTACTGCAGGGTCGCGGTCATACATCTCGTACCGCTTGGCTTCCGCCTTGGCGTGTTCTTCACAGAACCTACCATCGGTCAGCTTGGGACAGCCGGGGTGGGAACACGGTCGCTTGGGTTTTTTCGGCATTCTTTCACCTCCTACGGAACAGTTCACCCAACTTGTATTTGAGGATGTACCATAGCTGTTCAAGGTAGCCAACCTTGCGGTAACCCATACAATTCCTCCTTTCGCTGGGCATAAGAAAAGCCCTCGCAGGGAGTCCCCACGAAGGCTTTCTGTATTCTCTTTGTCCATTATAATTATATCATAAGAGACGTATCAACTTCTATCAACTTAACTCTCCACTTTGCAAAAAAGCTTCAATTTCTTCCATAGCCTTGTCGTGGATACGGAATGCGTACTGCATACTGAAGCTCATATCTACGGCAATCTTCTCCCAAGTTTGGAAGCAAAGATAACGCTTTTCCAGGAGGGTTTGCTGCTCGTGGTTCGGCACGGATTTGATGAGCGTTGAAATACGGCGTTTGAGCTCGACCAGTTCCTGGACATCACGGCCGAGTTCTTCTTGTAGGTCTACAATCTTGCAAACGGCATCTGCCATAAGAGAGGTGCTTGGAGAAGGGTTGTGCGGCATCCCGGTTAAAGTCGAGGTGCATTTGGTTGCAAGGTCGTTAAGGGAGTCGATTTGTTCGACTTTGCTGTTAATTCTCATATCGAGGTAACGAGCTTGTGAAAGGAATTCTTTAGCGGTCATATTCAGTACCTCCAACGTGATATTCACAGTGAGGCATTGAAAGCGTAGGTGCGTTGTGAAGCGTTGTGTTATGTGGTCTTTTGCTTGCGGTGATTTCGCTGATTTTTGGCGTTTCTTGCTCGTTGGCATTCTTCGTTATGGCAGTAAATCTGCCGTGAGCCTGTTTTCTCGAAGAATTGTCCGCAGTGTTTGCATATTCCATAGCCGAGAATAGTGCCTTCCACAATGTTGCGGACTTCATCTACAGATCTAACCACCATAGCCGTTCCTCCGGCAGCGAGTATCTTGCGAATAGTGGCATCCTGGAGAGCAGTGGTTTTGCCTGTATCGGTTTTCACTTCAAAAGCGTAAAATCCGCCATCGATACAAGCAATAATATCGGGAATACCGGCTGTGCCGTACATACCGCCGTGTTCCTTCCAAGAGAAACAGCGCGGTACGGTTTTTAAGTATTTAAGTATGGCTTTTACGATGTCGTTTTCTTTCATCTGTCAAGCAACCTCCTTATTTCGACTTGCTTTTTACACTATTGACAGATAAAAACGCATTTTCACGGAAATTTATCTTGAAAAAATATGCATATATTGGAATAGTGTGTTTTTTC